TTATTTTATCTGTTTGAAAAATGTATTAAACATTAAATATAATAATTTAAATAACCAATACACTATATAAAATCCTATCCATAAAGGAAATGTAATTAATAGAAGTACATTTATAAAAAATCCTTTTTTATAAACTCCTGTGGACCTTTCAAAGTCTCCTAAACTAGCTCCTATAGTAGCTTTATTATAAATCTTATTATAAACTGCTTTTTTAGGATTATTTATATATCCCATTCCTTTTTTACCATAAAGAGGATTTATACTTCTTTTTAGCCTTCTCTTCATTTTTCCTGTAGTTCTAGCTTTAAAACTCTTTTTTAGATTTGGTTTCCTAAATCCTACTTTCATAAACTTTCAATCCCTTTAATATTTTTTATTACATACTACCATAATTTATAAAAATTTGAAACTACCTAAACTTCTTTAATATATTTTGCACTTACATAACCTCTTTTTCTTCCCTTATTAGTGTTATATTCTACATGGTACCATTCTCCTATCATTTCTAAAATATCTACATTCTCATTAGGCTCTAAACTTCCTATATTAGAATAATTAGTTCCTGGACCTTTTCTTACAGTTAGAGAAGTTCTAACATTTACTACTTCCCCTTTTTTATAAAATCTTTCTGTTTGCTCCCCTTCGTAACGGACATAACCATCACTTGGATTACCATCAGCACGATAAAATGTTATACGTAACCACCCATTTGTTCTATACATCGGTGAAGCTTTATAATTAGGTAGTAATATTTCATCTGGCTCTTTTTCATTTACATCATCACTATTCCACCACACATAAGTATCTCCACCATCATTATGATATCCAAAGTGATAATCGAATGATATTCTGTTATAGTTTTCAATGTCTATATAAGCATGATACATTTTACCACTAGCTGGATATACTACCTCTATAAATTTAAGTGAAGGATATATTCCTAATACAAAAATTCTATCTAAACTATCTATATATCTATTGGGAATTGGTTGACAATTTTTATTTAAAACCTCTATTCTTCCCTCACCAACTATGGTAGCATTTGTTCTCGTTTCTGAACTCTCATAAAATCCATCTAATGAGACTGAATCTTGTGGAGTTAAACTTGGAGTATTATCTGTATGAATATCCTTGTTACAAATTCCTTCTGCAATTAATTCACCTATTAACTTAGGTCCTTTAGCTTTATATATTGCTACGTCAGTTGTAGCTTCACAGAAACAAACTTCTACAATTACTGCTGGCATAGAAGTATTTCTTAATTCATATAATTTAGAATTCGTTTTTACTCCTCTATTTTTTAAGCCTGTACCACTAGCAATTGAATTTACTATTCTTCTAGCATAAACCTCAGCTTTTCCACCAGTACCATAAATCCATGTTCCAGTTCCTAAAGCTCCATTATAACTATCATAAGCTTTATCAAAGTGAATTGAGATAAATAAATCTGCTCCCCACTCTTCTGCTTTATTAACTCCATATCTTAAATCTGTTATTTGATCACAATTTCCTGGAGTAACATCTAGAACTTGATATCCTTCTTGTCTTAAATATACTATAACACTATCTTTTACCTTTCTATCTTCACTCGTTTCACCTATTAATGCTACAGCTCCTGTCGCTTGAAAATTATGTCCTCCTCTTACAGCTATCTTTTTAATATTTTTTGACATATTAATCCCTTCTTTCTTTTTATTTTACATAATTTAAAACAATAAAAAAGCAAGTAGATTACTACTTGCTTAAAACTATAAATTTACTTATTAACTTTTATTATAGATTGTCCAATAAAAACTTTTTATTTTCTATTAAAACACTAGAATCATTTATTTTTAAGAATACATCTCCACCAGTAACAGCCCCGCCACTTTTAGGAAAAACCATTCCTGAATTACTAACCTTTATTTCAATAAAACCACGTAACTTTTCTTCTTCTAACAATTTTAACTTTTTAATTATATCATTATCAAGGAAGCCTAGATTTATTCCTATCGCTTCCTTTTTATCTAAACTATTTAAAAGCTCCTTTGTTGGTCCATTAATTATTTTAAACATCTCTAAAAAACTATTTCCCAAAGTATAATTTTTTTCAAATTCCTTTACATACTCTATAAAGTCTCCAAAATCTATTTTAGGAGTTCTTGAATTTATAGCTGTTGCCAAAACTGGTGCTAATAATTTTAAACCTGATACTTCATTTAAATTTATAGCTTGAAGCATATTTAAAGGTATAGGTAATTTTTCTGGCTTCATTCCCGAATGACAAAGTGGTATTACAGGTATACTCCTTACCCATCCTGCTCCCGCTTCAAAGTTTACCCAAGGTCTTTTTACTGATTCAGGACTGCATAATATAAGTTCAATAGAACAATTATTTAATGAATCTGTTATATTATCTAACCATCTTGCTCCTGCTCCAATGCTTTCCCCATCTGATGAAACAAATACTTCCATCATTTCTAAAAAACTTTCTTCAATTAATTCTTTAACCTTATATGCTAAATCTTTCTCCTCCGTTATGTGTGAAATAAAAACAATAGGTTTATTCATAAAAATTCTCCTTTCATTAATACTATACGATATTATAATATCATATAATATATGGTATTAATGAGAAATTTTTATTTTTGTTTTATGAGCAATTCCTAAATCATCGATAAAATAAATAATGTTATTGAATAATAAAAATTGATATTTATTTTTAATTGCTTCATTAATTGCATTTATTATGTTTTTTATATACTTATCATTATTAATATTAAAGACTGTTTTCTCGTCTACATATATTCTTTCATTCATAATAATACCTCTTTTCGTTTTATTTATAAATAAAACTTGTATATATAAGTTTTAATAGACATCATATTAAAAGGTTTAGTCTAATAAATTACCTTGTATTTATTATCTTATTAATTTTCTTTTGTATCTTTTATTCCTTTTGTTGTTGGATCTGTCCAAACTCCTATTACAGCAGCTATAACTGCTACAACAGCAACTGGATTAGATAATATATTTAATAAAGCTTCTAATAATAGCTTCCAACTTGTTAAAGTATTAAAGTCTATTCCAGCAGCACTAAATATAACACCTAATAACCCAAACCAAAATACTGGATTTTTAAATCTCTCTTTGTTTATCATTTTAAATACCTCCTATTTAAATATATGATTTTGTATTGCATAAATAAAAAAGCCTACCACTGCAGTTAAAATAAATCCAAATCCCCATTTTAACGTATGCGTAAGCCCTTCTATACTTCTACATAAATTTTCTATTTGTATTTCCTTTCTTGCATCATTTTGTTCTAATTTATCTATTCTATCAGCATGATTATTTAATCTCTTTTCATTCAAATTAACTTTATGCTCTAATAGTTCATTGTTCATAAATATATTCCTTTCTAGTTGACTGTATAAACTAAATTTCCCGAATAAACCCCGACTTCATTCGTAGCAATTGCAACATAATAATATATATAACCATTTGGCGTTATAGTTAAAACTCCATTAAAATTTGCTCCACTGGCACTTATAGAACACCCTAATTTTTCTTTAGGTAAAGCCCATTTAGGTAAACTTCCATTTCCACTTAATTGACCATTAGTAGCAGCATTAAATGCATTTATATAAACCTGATCTCCTACTCTTTTAACTGAAACTTTAAATCCACCACTTAAAGTTAACTCAACTCTCTTAACTTCTTTAGTAACATTTATATTTTCAGCTATATAAGCAAGATATTTTTCAATTCTACTTAATGGTGCATTCGGTAAATTACTTAAATCCCCTGTTGCTATAGCATTTAAATACTCTTCACTTCTACTTTGTGGTATAGGTAATTCTTCTTTTTTCATATTATCACCTCATATTTATTAAAACTTTTCTCCACAAATCTCTTCAAATTCTTTTGGTGTTATCTCACCAAAAGGATTAGCTTCACACTTAACAGCTTGTCTTAAAGTTTCTTTATCTATTGCCTTTCTTTTATAAGCCATTTCCCAAAAATTCATTTTAAATACCTCCCTTTACTTGCATTAACTCTATTTTTAAATTAGCTATTTCAGAAATTAATTCATTATTAATATTCTTTTGCTCCATTAATTCTATTTTAGTTTCTGCTAAACTTTTATTAGTTTTATTTATTACCTCATCTAAATTTAATGTTTCAACATCCAATGGATTATATTCTATAAATAAACTAATATCATTTAATCCATAAAAATTATTTTCTTTAGTTTTTTTCAAATTCAACTTATGCGGTTTATCCTCAATTTGCTTGAATAAATCCAAAGATACATTTATACTTTCTAATCCTTCTATGTCTATAACTTCACTTTTATTTAAATTAGATAAATGCCCTTTTTTATCGTAATATATCTTCTTAGCCAATATTTCATTTAGACTTATGTTTAAACTGCTTTCCAAGTAAATTAATTCCTCTGGATCATTTATTATATTAAATAATTCTTGCATTATATCGTATTGATTTTCATTTGCTATAAATACATTTTCTAAGCTTGTTTCATCATTATTTATAAATTTTTCTTTATCCTTAAAAATTAATGACGTAACTATTTTAGTTTCCTTATTATATTTAAAACCTACAATTTTCATATAGTCCTCCTATCCTGCTAAGTAAGTTAATATTATTTGAGTCGGTTTTCCTGCTACCATTTGGTAACACCCACCATTTAAATAAGTAGTTGACCAAGTATCTATAGTACAATAACCACTCGTATTGTATACTGTATTATTCTCATTATGGCTAACTAAGGATATTGGTTGTACCCAATTCCAAGCTTTTGGAAAATGTATAGTATACCCAACACCACCTCCTGAATTAGCAGCACTTGTTTTAATCACTTGACGGACTAATCTTAGTCCTCCACCTATATGGTATATAGTAGCATTTCCAATTGTTTCATTTTTACCTTTAGCAACAGCACTTCCCTGAACATAAAAATCTTCTACATTTTCAGTATACAGTCCATGATTCTCTTGTTTATACCATAACCTACCATCCTCACTTCCTCCATACCAATCCTTAATTCTAAGATACTTTTGTGTCCATAAATCCCCTTCTGTTACTAATACATTTGTATATAAAAAATTATTTATTCCTACTCTTAATATATCTCTTCCCACATTAATTAGTGGTGTATTATCTAATACATCTTGTAAGTATTGATTATTGCTTAATAATACTTGTGCTGCTAATGTTTTAAATGCGATTTCCTCATAACTTTCACCATTAAATACATTGTATATTGCTTTTTTCATATTTCCTCCTTAAACTTTTATCCATACCATTCCATTAACTGAATGTGCTGGCATTTCATTTGATACTATCATTTCTATTCCTTCTTTATTTATTATTGATTCTCTTGCTATCTTTTTCATTTTCTCAGCTAAAGAAGGAATTGGCACTCCAAAAGTTGGCTCTACTTTAAATCCATTTTCATATATTTCTTTTACTTCTGTAACCTGATGATGTTGAACCTTCTCCAATTTTTTATCTACTATAGTAACAATGTCACCTAAATTCCATTCTTTTAAATAATCTCTAGTATTAACTTCACACTCAAATGTTGATACTTGCTTATGCTCTGCAAGCTTTACTTTCCCTCTATCTTGTAAGTTTTCACCATCTTCTATATCTCTTGCATCAATAAATAATTCTCTTCTTTCAAAGCCTGATACTTCATTATTTAGTACCACTATTTCTCTATCCACACCTTCTCCTTGACCAGCTACATAACCAACATTTTTATAACCTATATTACTTTCAGTAAAAGTTTCTTTTTCAATGTTGTCAAAATCTTTACTAAAAATTATTGGTGGATTTTCTTTCTGCTCTGTTGAAAAATTATTTCCCTCCATAACTTCAAATACAAGTCTTTTATTTTTATAATCTAAAAATATAAAGAATCCTAGTCCACTTGTTTTACTCAATGCAGTTAATTCTTCTGAAAGAACTTTATATCTAGTTTGAAAGTTTAATATTTCTCCTCTACCTTTACTACTCCCTAGTGTTAATAAAGGAATTTTCCTTCTTGTATCTGTAGGATTAACCGCATTTGCTCTTACTAAACTAAACATTATATTTTCTATATTAGTATTAAAAGTATGATATGCTTCGCCTGTAGGTGGTTGTGTAATTCTATGTGTCAATAAATAATTAAGAGTAAATCCCTTTACAGTTAACTCATCTTTTTCTTCACTAACAAATTCTATTTCTTCTATAACTCCAGATCTCTTTCCATCTTTATTAATCATTATGAAATTACCTTTTTTAAGTATATTTAAATACTTAGCTGTAACATGAAATTCAAATTCTCCATATGTTTCCCATTTTAAGATAATAAAAAAAGAAGTGTAATTATCCACTTCTCCTAAAAAAGTTATTTTATTATCAAAAATTCTTATGTTAGTGTTTTTATCCATATTGCACCTGGTATTTCTTGATCTGGTATATTGTCCTGAATAAAAATATTTCTCCATCCTTTAGATTGTTGAGAATTAAACCATACTTCAAATTGTTCAGTAAATCCTTTTATCATGTCATTAAATTCACTTAAATTTTTAGGTCTGATTGCTCCACATGTTCTAAATGAGTATCTTTCATCTTTTATATAATTACTACCACTACGAGATACTTTTATCTCTGCTAAACCTAATTCATATATCAAATTATCTCTTTGTAAACTTGGTGCAGTTGGATTACTTCCTGCAACACCTTTTTTTATTTCTAAACTAACCTTACTTGTAGATATATTTAACCTTATGACCAATCTATCTATTCTATCATAATTAGGATCTTTATCTAAAGTGATAGTTTTTTCACTATCATTATAAAGATAAAATCCCTTTATAATAGCAAAGCCTTTTCCTACTGTAAGTGTATTACCTGCTCCATATACATTAAATGATAATTCTCCATCATCATTTACAGAAATACCTGATTGATATATACTGTCAAAATATCTGCTAAACTCTTCTTGTCCATATTCCTGGTCTCCATTAAAAAATCCATAGTGTTCCATTCTTTACACTCCTATATATCTGTTTCTATATCTTATTTCAACACTTTGTGGCTCTAAATCATTATCTGTCCTGTATTCAATTAAATTATCACCTAACTCTAAATTAAAAAATGTAGAATCTAAATCAATATAATGGAATGCATTTTCACGTACTCCATTCCTTTCTATTTCTACTTTCTTTTCTCCAAAATTAGTTTTTATATATAATGTATCATCTGTTGTTAATTCTCTATCTACTTTTATGAATTCACCAGTAGTTGAATTAGTAATTGAAGGATTTAATGCTGGACCTTTGAAAATTATTTCTACTGGTGTTTCAATATGCCCATCATTATATACATTCTTTTTGGATTCTCCTCGTTTTTTAAAACTAAATGGAAGTTTAAATTTAAACTTCCATCCACCAATCCATGTACTTATTAATTCACCTGATTCATATATATCTTCCCAAAAAGGATTTTCATTGGCTAATAATGTTATATCACCTTCACACGCAATAGTATTACTTTTTAATACTATTGCTGGTGTCGATTCTGCTCTACATTCAATCTTTCTTTTTATTCCTGCATAATCATATATTAATTGACTTTTTATTTTAGGATTAAATATTTTTATTACTCTACTTCTAATTCTGAATAGTTCCTCTATTGTATCAGCCATTATTGTAAATTTAATTACTAATTGACGTGTTTCAAAAGTTACACTATCTACTGTTTCACCATCTTGTTTTACTGCTTTTGAAGTTTCCATAGATGCCTTTAATTCACTAAATCCATCTAATTCATTAATAATTATAGGTCTTTTATTACTAAATTCAATTTCTCCTAATTTATTTGAAAATATAATTTTTTGTGCTGCCATATTAAACTCCTAACAACATTCTTCTTTGAGTATTCTTTATTTGTCTTGCAACTTCACTTGGCGTTAATGGATCTGGACTATATACATTTACTATCATATTATTTTCTTTTAAATCTTTATTTTTTACTAAGCTTTGACTTTTATCAAAAGCATTTTTAACCGCTTTCTCTATATATTCCATAAGAGTTTCAATTGGTGCAACTGCTTCTGGACCTGCTTCTCCTCCTACCATTGCATTTGGTCCATTCATACCAAATATAGTAGGCTTATGCATTACTCCACCTTTTGCGTACCATTCAACTCCGATTTTTGGTAATCCTTCATCTAACCAATTAAGTGGATTTAATGAGCCACTTAAAGTAAAATGCGGTAATTTAAATTTAGAACGAATACTTTGCCACACATTTCCTATGGCATCAGCTGCTCTCCTAAAAGGTGAGACTATAGATTCAACAATTCCACTAACTTTATTTAAAAACCATTCTATAGGACTCCATAACACAGTTTTTATTCCACCCCAAAGCCCGCTTAAAATTTGACAGATTCCATTCCATACTTGACTCCAATTTCCACTAAAAATACCACCTATAAAATTAATAATTCCATCTAATATAGGCTTTAAAGTTGTATTCCATAGTGTGCCAATAAAACTAAATGCAGTTTTAACCGCATCTGCAACATTACTAAAAACACTTTTAAAAATAGGTAAAAATGTTGATGTTAAAAGTGACATTATCGCACTAAATACTGGTTGTAATATAGAAACCCATAAATTATTTAATGTTTCACATGCTCCTCTAAATATATTTGCTACTATTGGAAACACGTAATTAAATACTTCTGCAACCTTATTTACTGCTTCTTTTATAAATTCAAATATAGGCTTTCCATATGATTGCCAGTATGTCATCATTGCACTTATTACCATACTAAATATGTCAGCTAATCCACTTATAATTGGACCTACATTTTGAATAACTGTAGTTATAATAGATTGTACACTTCCAAAAATAGAACTACAAAAATCAATAAATTCTAATAAAGTATTACCAACTGTAGAATCTCTCCACTCAAAAGCCTTTCTGAAAGCTTCTCCAATTCCTTCACCATTAGAAATTCTATTTTTAATTTCATTTATTGCCGAAATTATTTTTCCTATTTCCTCAAAGATAGGTAAATCACCAATTGGTCCAAATAAAACTTCAAGCATACTTTTAAATGCTAATCCGTAATCGTCGAACTCTTCCATTGATTGATTAAATGCATCGCTCATTTCAGATATTTTATTTATAAAACCACCAAAAGCACTCTCTGCTCCCAATAGAAAGTTATCAAAAATTCCACCTACCCATTGAACTACATTACCAATAACATTAAATGTAGATTCTAATATAGATTGAATTAATGGCATTTTACTTTCAACCCACTTTAACAAGTTGTTAAGTAGTGGTAAAAACTTTTCTCCCAAACTAATCATCATTACATCAAAATGGTTTTTAAGTTTAGCCCAATTTGATTTTACATTATCAGTTTGTCTCCTAAATGCTTCATCAGTTGCACCAATTGCATCTTTCATTGCATTTGTTTTTTCTGTAAAGTTTTCTGCTTGTGCTCCTGTCAATGCTAGAACAGCATTTTTAGCTTCTACGGAACCAAATAATTCTGAAAATGCTATTTCATTTCCATTTACTGATTCTTTCAATTTATCTAACGTACCATGTAAACCAAGTGACTCAATCATAGCCTGACCATTTTCATAACCAAGCTTTTTAATTTGATCTGCCATTTTAGTTGTTGGTTGTAACATTCCTTGAATAGTTGCCCTTAACTGTGTAGTAACTTCGGCTGTATTACCTGTTACCCCTGTAAGAGTTGCCATAGCTCCAAATAATTCTTCTTGGCTAACTTTCATAGTTGAAGCTAGTGGAATAACTTTTCCCATACTTGAAGCTAATTCTGGGAATGAAGTTTGTCCTAACTTAACTGTTAAAAAAGCTAAGTCAGAAGCTTTGCTTGCAGCTTCTGCCGACGTATCACCATAACCTTTAGTAACAGCAGCTAGCAAATTAACCGAATCTGTAACAGAAGCATTTCCCGCCTTTGCACCTTTACTTGCAGTTTCTAGTATTGACATACTATCAGCAGTATCTCCAAAAGCTGAAATAACTTGATATAATCCATCTGTTAACAAATCTGTTGATGTTCCTGTGTCAATAGATAGCTTTTTTACTGTCTCGCCTAATTCACCTATACGTTTATTAACATTACCATCTAATAAAGTAGCAACATTAGACATTTGAGCCTGAAAATCCATAGCTGATTTTGTAGCAACTGTTCCCAAAGCTACAGCAGCGGTTCCAGCTGCGGCAGCTATACCAGCTCCCCATTTCGCAGCTGTTCCTATTCCGCCAAGTAATTTCTTTCCTAGCCCTTCTGCTTTTTCTTCTGTTTTACTTATATTTTTATTAGCGTCATCATTTTTAACCATTATTGAACCAAACAGTTTAAAAATTTCCACTAACTAACACCTCCCTTTTTAAGGGATATCTTTCTTTCAATCTCTTCTACTTCTTTTAATATTTCTTCTTTACTTAGAGTAGATTCAACATTGATGTTTTTAGATATAATGTGCTCCTTATATTCTTCAAAACTAATAAAGTTATCTTTGCTCATATATCTGTAATCTATAAGCCATTTTTCCCAAACTTTATCCTCTATCTCTTTTTCATAAGCTTTATTTATAAACTCAATGCCTTCTATTATTTCTAAATCTAAAATATATTCAATATTAGAATATCTTCTTAGTAATAACTCCTGAATTTCTACTATTTCAATTTGGATACTTGTTTCAAAAAACTTTTCCACTCTTCTAAGTTAGCAACCTTACTAAAGTTTTCCACTACTTCAAATAGATCCATTTTTTCAACTTCTTCTGGTTTAACTTCAAAAGGTCTACTTAAAAATTTATATATTTCTTGCTCTGCTTGTTTTTCTGTAGCCTTGTCAAAAATGGTATACATTAAATCCATTCCAATTTCCATTTTGTTGCTTTCCTCTGTTACATTGGAATAAATCTCTTTTAACTCATCCTTTATTTTTAACTTCTTTATTATTCTTGCTAATTGAAAAGCATCTCCAAAATTTAAATTTCTCATGATTATTCCTCCTAATTTTTCAAAATAAAAAGAAGAGATAAAATTATCTCTTCTTTAAAAATTAACTTGCAAATTCAATTTCCCATGGCTCAAAATCTTCTGGGCTATCTTCTTCATAGCAGCCAGTATAAGTTAATGTTGCAACTACTTCGTCTTTATCTGCTAGAGTCCAATCAAAATTTTCTAAATTGATAGCATTTAAAACTTTTATAATAACTTCTTTTCCACCTTTTGTCTTGCCAACCCATTTAACCTCATCGTTATAATCAGATAAATCTATTTTTCCTTTACCATTGATTTTATTTTTATCGCCATCAGACTTAGGTGTATATTTGATACCAGCGTATAGTTTAGGAATATTTTCGCTTATAACTTCTAGCGTATTTATCGTTAACTTAGGAGTAGCCTTATCTTGAACTATTCTGTCCTTAACTGGTCCCCTATCTCCATCTGCTTCTATATTCCTTATTTCCTTCTCTATTGTGAATTGTCCTCCTCCACGAGTTAATCCTATTGGCGTACTTCCAATATAAAAAACACCATAACCTAATAAAATATTTTGTGGTTTTGCAGCCATAAATTAACCTCCTATATAGTAATTTTCTATTTTAAATTTTAATTGTCTTCTTCTTATCAAAGGATCTTCATCATCAATTGACATCCTATCTTCCAAATAAAAAGTTGGAAAACTTTTTTCACTCGGTTTATTTAACATATTCAGTATATCTTCAATCTTATCTGCCAAAGTTTCAACCGTAACAGTATCTTTATTTCTATCCCAAACATCAATAGTAAGTATGCTATCATTCCTAGGATAATTTACTGTATTCATATTATCTAAGTTATAAACTATATATGGATATTCAGCTTTATCATTTGCATTTTCGTAAAAAACACTTTTATTAACCTCTTTTAAAAGTGTAACTATAAGTTTTCTTAATTCTATAGTTTTACTCACTATCAGCTCCTCCTTTTTGCTCTTTTTCATCTATTAAAGCTAAGGCTTGAGCTTCATTCTCTAAAGAACTTAAATACTTTGATTGTATTTCTATTATTTTAGGTAAATTACTTTGTACTGCTTTAGTTAATAATCCTAATCTTTTAGTTTTACTTGAACCGAACTCCTGAAATCCTCCATAAAAGGCATTAGGTTTTAATCCAACTTGTAAATCACTATCTTTTCGTCTAACCCAGTATTGAGTAAACTTTCCTACCCTACCTTTTCTCTTTTTAAATTTACTGTAGTACATATTTCTAAAAACATTACATATAAATTTACCAGTATCTCTTAAAGCTGCTCTGGTTAATTCATTCAATGTATAATTAACTCTGTCTACATTGCTAATAAATTTAACATTACCTTTATTGATTTTAATAACACTTTTAGGAATTCCCATCGTTAATCCCCCTAACTAAAGTTAATTCAATTTTTTCTGATGAAGTTTTATATGTCCTTAAAACTTTAAATTCTTCATCTTCAAATTTGACATACTTTTCTTTGTTATAATCTGCAATCATTATTTCTAAAATAATCTCTGGCTTTAAACCTAAAGCTTGAGCTTGATAGAATTGACTTGCTTTAACTGATTTTTCTTTGCAAAAAATCTCTTTATCATAGACAATCTCTATTACTGAATCCCCTATATCATTTTCTGTTTCTTTTTCTACACCTAAAAAACAAATATTATCCCACATTGTAATCACCGCATAAACTTAAATGTTCTTTTAACATATTGTATGATTTTTGATATTTTTCACTATCCTTATTATCTAAACCAAAATTAGCTTTACAATAAGTTTTTATTGCCTGTTGTATCAATGGATCAGCTTCATTTATTTTCTTTATTCCAGAAATACTTAAATCTAATTTAGCAGCTTCTATCATTTCCAATATTTCTATATTAAAAGCATCGCTTTTTATTCTTAGACTTAATTTAACTTTTTCTAACATGGTTCACCTCAATAAAAATAAGAGCCACTATTCAGTAGCTCTTATTGCTTCTATTAATTCATTTTTACTTAAAGTTGAATATCCTTTGATATTTTTTTCTTTAGCAATCTTTTTAAGTTCTTCAACAGTTTTATCATTAAATTCTGGTAAATTATCTGGTGTTGGTTCACTATCTATTGAATTTAATTCCTCACCCATGTCTTCTTTAGGTTCAACCTCAAGATTAAGATTTAGGAGTTTTTTTTTAATAATGAAAATGCCTTTGCAGTTCTAATATTACCATCAACTATACCATAAGCGATATAATCAGTTTCTCTTGCTTTCTTATGGTCTTCACTATCTAATAAAACTTGTTTATTTATATTAGCATGATAACCTCTCTTAGCATTTCCAAATAGAATTTCTCCATCATTCATACTATCATCTTCTTTTACTATTTTACCTAGTATAGTACCAACTCCACCAGCTACTGGATTAGCAACAAAGTACGGTCTTCCAGTTCCGTCTACTATATTAGCTAACACTTCCCATATAGTAGTTCCATTTGCATAAAAACAAGCTTCATTCTTATAAGCACCTTTAACTTTTCCTACTGCTGTTGTAATTTCTTGATAAGTTGGAGTATCTCCTGTATATTCAATTACTTGAGATTCATTCCCCGCTTTACCTAGTGCAGTTACTATTCCCATTGGTTCAGCTTTCCAATCATCATGTTCTCCTGGAGTACCTTTTCCATGTGAAACTCCATAACCTAAAGCAGCTCCTATTTTCTCTGCTAATTGACTTTGAATAAATGGTATGAATTCCTTAATTGCCATAGACTGTAACTTCCATGAAACAGTAATACATCTAGATAATTCACAACCATTTAGAGTAATTTCACCAAATGTTTCTTTTCCATCCTCTGTTTCTGTTTCTTCATCATACCATTTTGCATCTGATGATGAGTCAGACTTTAATAAAGTTACTTGTCCTGGTATATTAGTTCTAAGTACATCATTCCATAAAGGATATTGATTTTCTACTTCTTTAAATATTCCTTCAATAACTTCCTCTGGAATTAAAACACCTGTATTCTTTGTTGTATGTGTATATACTGCTGAATTTACAAAATCAAAGACTTTTCTTTCTTCATTAGTCAACTTTTGTCCAAGCATATCCTTAGCCCATGCATTAAGATATTCTTTAGGCTCTTTCTTCTTATCTTCTACAACAGAATTATTCTCTAAATCTAACGTATCTACTACAGTAGGATTTTTTACTGTTGTATTAGTTTGAATATTAGTAAGATTTATTCCTTTAACACTATCATTTAAAGCCTTTATTTCAGCTTGCATATTACTAAAAGTTTCAAAGTCCTTATCTAAATTCTCTATTTCAATTTTTGTTTTCTCATACTCCTCTGTATTTCCTTCTGCACAAAAATTAGACATTTTTTCTATTAAAGCCTTCTTTTGATTTAAATAGTCTTCTTTGTTTTTAAACATATTTTTTCCTCCAACTTCATTTACTATTGTATTTGTTTGATTTTTTATATTTTTTTCAGTTTTATTTCCAACAGAAAAGTCACCACTATTCTTAGGATTTTCTTCCTTTTGAATATGATGACCTTCTGTTTTAATCTTATCTTTTAAATTTTTTATTATATCAAATGGCGATTGAGAAGCCGTATTAACAAAACTGTTAATATTTAAATTCTGTAAAGCTGATAAATTAACTTTATTGCTTTCCTCAAACATAATTTCATCTATAAAACCAAGCTCCTTAGCTTTTGTTGCACTTAAATAAGTTTCATTATTCATTAGCTCAAGAGCTTCTTCTCTACTCATTCCAGTTTTGCACATATAAGCATTGGCTATTGTATCATTAGCATTTTTTAATACTTCTGCCGTATGCTCCATATCTCTATAGTCTCCCCATGTTCCAGTTGAAACATTGTGAACCATAAGTTGAGCAGTTGGAGACATTGAACTTTTTCCAGCCATAGCGATAACACTTGCTGCACTTGCTGCCATTCCTGTTATCTTTATTTCTATTTCTCCTTTATACTCTCTCAATTCTGTATAAATATCACTTGCTGCGAATATATCTCCACCAGGAGAATTTATTTTTATAGTCAATTTTTCACCATTAGCAGCCTTTATTTGATTAATAACTTTTGAAGGTGAAGTATAACTATAACCAAGCCATTCATACCATCGCCCCCAATCATCATCGACTATATCGCCTTTTATTTCTATTTCAGCCAAGATTTATCCCTCCTTTTAAATATCATTTAAAGTTAAATTTTTATCATCTAAATAATGATTAGCTGAAACTTTTCTAGGATCTGAATCGAATTGCTCTATTGTTTCCTCTAAATTTTCATTAATAGCATCAAATTCAAGTCCTCTTTCTTTGCACCAATCAATAGCATCATCTAATTTTTCTCCTTCTCTGCAAGTCCAAAGAATTAATTTATGACCTTCACTCTTTAGATTTTTGACATAGTCAATTACTTCTGCTTTTTCTTCTCCTATCTCTGGAAATTTATTAGTACAAAGGGTTCCGTCAAAATCAATAGCGTATATTTCTTTCTTTTTATTTATCAAATCTTTATTTAGATTCAAAAACTTTACTCCACTAACTTTGTTTACTGGTGCAGTATCTAATCTTCTTACTAACTTGTCAGCTCCTTCTTTAGGTGCAAAATTAAATACTTCTCTCCACTCATTACCAGTTAATGCTCCTCTATCTACCATTTGCATTAAATTAAGTTTAGTTGTCATAGAAGCATATTGAAGTCCAGCAGCTTCAAAAATTATTGAGTTTCCAAAAGCTCTCTGTTTTCTTGAAAAAAGTTTCCTAGAATATTCATTACTTAATTGAATTACAACTGGCTCAATTTGAGATTCATAGTAACTTACCCATTCATCCTCTGTATATGAACTTGTTATAATTTTTTCATTTGTTCCAAATAATCTATATATTCTCTGAAATGTTTTATCAAGTATTAAAGCATTAGGGACATAATCTTTAGGATCTACTTGTTTAGCATCATATTTTGCATCTGCTGCCGCAGCGACTCCAGTATCATCATTATCTTGATTTAAATAATTTTCTACAAAAGCCTTTGTATTTTTCTTTAAATCCTCTGGTCTAAGTTGCTGATTAAATTTTAATAACCATCTTATTACTCCACCATTTTTTACAGCCTTAACTATACCTTGGTCTGTAGTTGTTACAACTTCCATAAGCGGTTTTAAAGCATTAATCTTTGGTGTACCAAAAATATCATTCTCGTTAAAATCTTGTCTTAAATGAATAATATCCCTATAAGGAAATTCAACTATATTTCCATTCTTTAATGTGAACTGTAAAAACAATTCATTTTCTTCATCATATCTTGCCTTTACAACCCTAGCTATTATTGGATAGATTTGATTTGCAATTCCAAATTCATCTCTAACTATAAATGCAAAAGCATTGTTGTTTAATTCTAACTGATTCGTTAATTTTTCCTGTAGCATTTGCCCCGACATATAAGGATTAGGTTCTTCCAAAAGCATTTTAATATGAATTTCTGGATTAACTTTTAATTCATTCTCATTTTTTCTGATGTGTTTAGGGGCTAATTTACCAATCGCTCTTGCTTTTGGTGAAATACAACTTCTAACTATGTCACTATGATATAATTCTCCATCCCAACTATAAAAACCATTATTCTCATCTATAACTAACTTAACACCTGATATTGTTGGATTTTTATTAAATATATTTTTAATTGCATTTTTAGCATTACTTAATAAATTAATTTTTCTCACCCCCTTAAATCATATTTTCATACTCTGACATTTTATCTTTTAGAACTACGTAACCTATTATTAAAGCAACTCCTCCATCAATCCTCTTTCTTGAGTCCATACCTTTAATAGGTTGTATATTTCCGTTTATGTCGCTCTGTACTTCCATATTAGATAAACACCATTTATCTATTGGATTATTATTATAAACTACTCTATTAGCTTCTAAATCTGCTTTCAACTCTTTCATTGGAGAACTTAATGTAAGCTTTCCTTGTCTAACAACAATCATAGAGTCTCTTCCAAATTCATTTTTATAAGCTTCCTCTAAACTATCATCAACATGCCAAGGATCATATCCTATCCAAGGTATATAAATATCAAATTCATCTCTCATTTCCTTAAACCATTCAAGCATATGATACTTATTAACTTTATTCCCTGGACAAATTCTTAATAAACCTTGCTTTTCCCAAAGCCTATAAGGAACACTATCTCCATCTTTGTTATCTTCCTCTTTATTTAATTTTTCTTCTGGAATAAAGTACATAGAAATAACATAAATATTTTCATCATTAGGTCTCATACATAAAACCTTAGCTGCTGCTAAATCTGTTGTTTCAGCTAAATCAAAAGCACCTATTCCATATCTGAATCCCATTGATTTAATATCGAATGTTTCTTCATTGTTTAATTCATGCCACCTTAACCATGTTGTAGCTGAATTCTCTTTCATATTAAAATCTTTAACCATTACAGTTGGTTTAAATGCTGGATCTGCTTTTGCTTTATTTACAAAGTCTCTTAAATAATCAAAGCCTTTGATAACTCCAAGCCCTGGATTTGCTTTAATCCAACATTCCTCTTTATCCCACTCGTCTCTATCATCAAGTTCATAAATAAAAGCCAAGAATCTATCATCCTTGACCTTACCATCTAAAACTTTGCACGCATATTCATACTGTGCATCAAATATTCCATTTCTAACAAATCCATTAGTAGTTATACAATTTAATAATGGTTGTCTTCTTGAAGACATTGACTGCTTCATCAAATCGTATATATCACGATTTTTTATAGCTGCCAATTCATCAATAGTAACCATATGAGAATTTAATCCATCCAAACCATTTGAGTTACTTGCAAGGGCTTGTAAACTTCCATAGTTTAAAGGGAAATAAATATCTGACTTTCTTTTTTTAAGATGTTTACTTAATGACGGAGATTGTTGTATCATTTTACAACATTCATTAAAACCTTTTTTAGCCTGTTCTAATTTAGTAGCAATATTATACACCTCTGGAGAACCTTCACCATCTCCAACAAGCATATATAATTCATCACAAGCAAGCTCTGTTGTTTTTCCATTTTTACGACCTCTAATATCTAAGACTTCTCTATATTGTCTCATTAAGGTATCTCTATGAACAAATCCAAATACAGCTTGATGTTTAGCTTTTTGAAATAGCATTAACTCAAGTGGTGCTCCTAAATCTCCTTGTGCCTGCTTACAAAAAGTTTCTATAAATTCTATTGAGTCATTTGCACATTCTTCATCAAAAACCCATGGCTCATACTTTTCAGGATGATGCAATTTATCAACTAGCATAGAATAAACTTGCTTTATTCTTTTACAAGCAACTATTTCACCAGACATAATCTTGTTATAATACTCTTCAATATATGTCATTGTTTTTTTCTTTCCTTTTTCCTGTTAACAAACTTAGTTAATTCATCTTCCTGTTTTTTAGCTTCACTAGGAGGTAACAAACCTATTAACTCTTTCATAACTACTGTGTATCTCTGAATATATGGTAAGTATTGTTTTGATTCAAGCCTTTCTATAGTTATCTCTTGCTTTCCTTGCTTGAAAAGTTCTGTTGTTCCATGTTTAATTAGTGTTTCTCTGAATTCCTCTAGCATAACTTTCATAAAAGCAGCGTTTCTTATTAGTTCCTCAATAGCTGGTAATTTATCTGGAGTAAACTGTTTGTATATTTTCTTTAGTCTGTTAAATTCTTTTTTTATATTTTTTTCTCTTTGTAAATGTTCGTATTGTTCCAAAAACTAACCCCCCTCCTATTTTCAAATTTCATGTTGGGGAAAATTAAAGTCAAACTCCGACGGTCTTTTAGGCTCCCCCCAGAAAAATTTTATGGGGGGGCTACGCTTTGTAACTGGCAAACCATTTCTCTATTATTTTTTTCTGTAAAGTTTTATCTTTTCTATTTGTATCCTTGTATGCATTATCTAAACATTCATTTATATTTTTATCTATGAATATTAACTCTGCATTAAGCCTATCTCTTAGTGCTTCTCTCTCTTCCTTCTTAGGTAGTGAAGCTACTATCCAAATAGCTTTAGTATTTATATCATTATTCTCTATTCTCTTGTAGATATAATCTCTTATTCCTATTGCTAAGTCTAATAGATTGTCAGTATCATTTGTTCTACCTTCCATGCTTATGGCTTGCTTTATTAAATCTAAATCTATAACTAAATCACCAATAGTCTTATGCTCTTTAACATAAGTTGTCTTGCCTGATGCTGGGGAACCATACACAATATATTTCTTTATAGGAACTAAGTTACCAGTTTCATCAAAATAAAAACCATTGCTTGTAACTCTATTTCTTTTAAAGTTATTTGACAATGGATTGCTTTCTCTATGCTTATTGAAGTGACAATCTTTGCATAACAATATTAAATTATTTTCCCCTAAAGTTATTTCTGGATCATTAATATTAAATGGAGTTATATGTTCTATATGATGTACTTCTTCCCCTGGTTTACCACACTCCACACATAAACCATGAAACTTACGAAATATATATTCTCTGCATTCCTTCCAAGCTTTACTATTATAAAAGCTTTTAGCAAACTCTCTAGCCATTTGATTTATCTCCAAACCAATCAGTTATATACTCAACTTCATTAGTTGAACGATTAAATACTTTGCTTGGTATCTCTGGTAATTGCACACTAACTACTTTACCTATTATATCAAGAGCTCCCTGTTCATAAATCATTTTATTTCTATACCAATTTCCACAAAGAATTAATAACTTGTTACTTGCATTAACTCTTATATCTTCAAGATTATCTCTACTTCTACAGATAGATATTTTTTCTACTTTTCCTATATCCCCAGTTCTCTCTAAAATCTCATGAATAGTTTCTAAATAACATCTTGCTAACATATTGTTATCTGAAATTAAAACAATCGAAGTATGTCCATGCTCTATTGCTTGGTTAATTCTTAAAAACGTTGGTAAAATTATTTCTAAACCATCTTTATAACTCATATTATTACTCAACTCCAACATAAGAAAAATTTGATTTTAATATGCATACCTTCATTCCTGTTACTTCTTGTAATCTTTTTTGTTCTTCTTCTATCGATTCATCTTTCATAAAACAATTAGCCTGTACAAATAATGTCTTTTCTTCTTTAATACTAATAACTATCTCACTATTCATAGACTCAAACATATCTGTTATCTCCTCAACTTCCTCTGGAATATCGCACTCTAAATTAATAACAGTTTCTTTTTTATCTACAAATTTCTCTCTTATATCTTCTATAAGCTCATTAAATGTTTTAATAGTTCCATCTTCTCTCAAAAGACTTACTCCTAATTTTTCAGTAATAAGTCTATCGTTCTCACTATTCCATACTTCTTCAAATGGTACCATTGAACAAGCACACTTAGAACATCTCTTCTCTCCTGTAATCATATCAAATCTTGGATTCCTTTCTACTGAACCACATCTTTTACATTGCCATAAATAATACATATTTAATATCCTCCTTAAATCATTTAACTCATTTGTTGTATAAACATAGTTTTAAGAACTATACTTCCTATTACTTCATTCTTTCTTCTTTGGTATAGGCTTTCTTAAAATTAAGCTTATCTATCTTTCTTTTTTTTATTGTTTTATTCAAAAAAACACCTCAATTTCATACCGTTTTTTACACGAATATTATATATTTTTATAAATTATCGTTCGTATTTTACCCTAAAAAACTCCGTCTATAACCTAATATCCTTAATATTAAAAAAAAAGTTTCTACTATATATACACGCTTAAATTTCTACCATAAATACTGTGTTAACTTGTAATCTGGTATTCGGTAGTTTTTCTTAAATTAAATACAAATTAAGTCTTCTAGACCTTCACTACATTCCTCTATAAACTCTTCTTCAATCCCTATATATCTTTCTGTTATATCAATTGAAGAATGTCCTAGTGCTTTTTTTACAATGACTACATCTTTACCACTATTTATATATAAGTTATATCCATATGTTTTTCTTGGAGTATGTGCACCTAAATTATAAATCCCAAAATATTCTCCAGCTACTTTTAAATTTCTCGCAAAACTATCAACCTTTATATGATCACCTTTTCGACTTTTAAAGGCATAATCATAATTAGGCTTTCCTTCTACATATTTAGATAATACCTTATAGAAAACATCTCTTTTACTAAATTCAACAACTCTTGGCTTAGGTTCTTTTGAATACCCTGGTGTTTTATTCTCTTTTCTTGTTTTATAATTTCTAAACTTCTTCTTTTCTTTAATTACAAATCTTCCATCACTTAAAGCTTTTTTGATATCTTTAATTCTCAAATCAACTATATCCTGTGTTCTATAACCTGTACGTAAACCAATTATAAAAATAATATAATCTCTGGGACTTTTTACTTTTAAATATTCTTGAATACTACTTAAATTTTTATTATCTTTTATAGGTCTTGAAGAAAACATTACTTCCCCCTCCTAATAGTTAGATGGTAGGCTCCACTCTTCAACTAATCTTTTATTAAGCTTACTTTGAGTTACTATTATTTCAGGCTCACTATACATTATCTCTGGCTCATTTGTTTCTTCATTAACTACCATTAACCAAGTAGCATTTGTAGTTTCTGAACTAAATAATCCATTTGGGTCTGCTTGCGGTAAAATATATGGATTTCTTGCCCCATACTCTCCTCCCTCAACACTATCCATCTTTTCTGGATTAGTATACTGTGTAGTATATGGAAGTCCAAAGCCTATACATCTTCCTAAATATACAAATTTTCCATCCATACTCTTAAAGTAAGCATATGTTGTTAATTGTGGATCATCTCTTAATTCCCATATCTTTTTAGCCATATCTTTTTCAAAGAAATTAGTTATCTCTGGCATACCTAGTTGTCTATTAGATTCTTCTAGTAATTGCTCTTGTTGAGTATTTATAGTTTCTTGTGAACCAACATCACTCTTAGCTGTAACTTCACCACATCCAACTCCTACTAATCCTAACGATAGAGCTAATAAAATAGATGTAATTCCTTTTTTACTCATTTAACTTTCCTCCCCTTACTTTCTGTAGAAAATTATATAAATCTTTATTTTCTATATAATCAATATTAAAATTACTAAACTTACTATCTATTAAATTTCTTATTTGTTCTTTCTCTTCTTTAGTTTCAGCTCTCTCGTATTCCCTTTTGTACTCTGCTAAAGTATTTATCATACCTTCTACATAAGACTTGCTTTCTTTAAATTTTTCTCTTTGAATACTAACACTTTCTTTATTTATCGTTCGATCATATATATTAGCAATTTTTCCAACGCCAAAAAGACTTACAATAGCAAGTGCTCCTATTGTAAGTCCACTAAAACCATACATTAATATCTTTTTCAATTTAATTTTCTCCTTATTTCTCATATTTACCTAGTACATTTCTTTCTATTATCTCCTCAACTCTTCTATTCAGGTACATTAAAGCTATTTCTAAATGTTCTAAAGCTTTCTCATTGTATTCGCTTTTAAATGGTCCTGCTTGAAAACATTGAAGTCTATGTCTTACTATTTCTAATAAATCCGAATCAATTACACCATGAACTGAATCTTTTTCGTTTCTTGGACCTTTTTGAAACCTTAAGTCAATTGATTCTAATATTTCTTGATCTTTCATTACACGTATAACGTATCTATGATTCTCTCCTCCTGGATTTTTTTCACCAATCGGAAAAACTACATTTAAATTTTCTCTTTTTTGAATAGTATTTAATTTTCCCATTTTAAATTCCTCCTTTATTAAAGTTTAATTCTTCTTCTACCAAAACATATTTTCTTACCCAAAAAATTAAATTGTAACCATGATTCGGCAAATCTTTTGCTATCTACTAAAAACTTCGTTATATGATGTTTTAACATGTTTATCACCTCACTTTCTCTAAAAAGCAAAAAGAGCATGGTCATAAGGTCATAAAGACCACCAAGCTCTTTTTGTTTTTCTCTGTAACGACTCACTACAGAATTTATTATTATTTTAACTTAAAGAAAATATAGAGGGAACTTCTTAGGAAGGTAAAGGAGTTGCACCTTTATTCATACTCTTCCTTCCACGTGCAAGGTTATTACACCTTGCTTTCCGTAATCTTAATTTTAGTTTATATATCTTAAAAGGAGGTGTGCTCATGGCACATATGAAATTCAACCTTTCCACAATAATATTATCTCACATATTTTTTAATATGATTTATCATCTTTTTTCAATTTATTTCAAAACATTTCAATTCATTTCATTTTATTTCAAAATATTTCACTAAATTTCACGTAATCTTTCTTTCTCCCATATAATTATTTCTCTTATTAATCTTTTTTTCTTTCTTGTACATGAAACTTCACTCATATGATATTTATTTGCAAGTTTCCAATTAGGTATACGTTTCTTATATGCTTCTTCTAAAAAGCTTCTTTCTTCTTCTTCCAAAGAATTTAACATATTACATTCTATAATCTTATAATCTTCTTCTATTTCAAATATTAAGTTTTCTAAATAACCAATTTCTTTTATATATGCTGCAATTTTATTTTCATAGCCTTCCAATACCTTTATCATTGATTGCTCTATAGGACTTCCACCACATGAACTTTGTATTTTCTCTCCAAACTCTGTACTTTTTAAGTTTGATGGTATATAAAAATAATTATTTTCCATTTTAGCTTCAATTATTCTTATACTATTTTCTAAAAAACTTATCTTTTCTTTTAAACTCTTTATCTTTGCATTTTTTCTATAGTAGTTACGTAGTCGTTCTTCTGCTAATCTAAACATCTTTTTATCTATAACCATAAAATCACCTCAAAAAAATAATACAAGATATTTAATAACATCTTGTATTATATCATCATCTTTAACTTGTCCTACCTAAACTTTTTATTTTTCTTGCTTTTACTCCTCTCATAGCTCTTTTACTTTTATTTTGTAGAATAATCCTTTCAACTTCCATAGCTTTTTGAGGATTTATTTCTAAAATTCTACTTGTTGAATCTAAATAAACAGTACTTTTACTTACTCCAAATACCTTAGCAGATTCTCTAATAGTAACTTTATTATTTATAATATAATCAACAATATTTAAAACTCTATTTTCAATATATTTACCCTTTTCTGTCCTACTTTTCATATTGCATTCAAATAACCTTTCTAAACAATATTTATAATTCACTGTAAAATATATCAATTATGTATATTTTATAGTAAAATTTTTAATGTAATCTAAATTTTAGCGAGGTGGTTTTATGAAATTAAATCCTGATTGTATTAAAGATATTCTTATTTTTGTTGAAGAAAATACCGACTCTATCAATTACTTTGTTAATACATGTGATATAGTTGATGCTTTATCAGCATATGATGAAAATACTATTTGTTATCATATAAATAAAATGGATAAAGCAAATTTATTTGAAAATGTTTCACGTGCTGATGGTGATATTATAATATCTGTCGATAGTCTTTCGTTAAATGGACATAAATTATTAGACATTATCCAAAATGAAGCTACTGGGGATAAATTCAAAAAGTATTTATTTAACTTATAAAATGTAGATGCTCAAATTATTTTAATATTATCTAATTCTTAAATTATTCTTTGGACATCTTTTTACATTTAAATCACAACACTGTTTGTAGATCTGCATTATTTCTCTTGCAGGTCTACCCATCTCACTTATCAATTTCTTTGTTGCAATAATCTTCCTAGAATTACTTATAAATGTAATATCTAAAATCCTTCTTTTAAACTCCTTCTCTATGTCTCCAGATATCGCTACTACTATCTCTCCTGTTTCTAATACACCTGTAATCTCATACATTCCTTTTTCAAGCCCTTCTTTTATAGCATTTAAACTCATTCTTCTCGCATCCATATTTAATCCTCCTATATAATTTTTATTTGTCCGACTATATTTAGTTTTAAGCTTTTAACATCTACTATCCTATAATATTTATTAGATCCTTTAGTTTCTTTGACTTCTATCAAACCTAACTTTTCTAAATCTTTGAATACCCTATTTACATTCTGTTTTTTTAAATTAAGTAATTTTCTAACATCAGTTTGAGTATACTCATCTGTAATTAATAGCAATAATACTTTATAATGATATTTTCCTAATTCTTCAATGTTAGCTATATGTTCAAAATATTTCTTATCCATATATTTTTATTGAGTAATCAAATATGATTACTCTAGTAATGATATTTGATTACTCTTAACTCCATTATAAAAATTTCCTATTCAACTTCCTCTAAATCTGGAACTTCTATATTAACTTCTCCACTTCCATCTTCATTAAAATCTAATATCTTAATTCCATGCTCTTCTAAAATATAATCTATATCATCTCTGTTATTAACTTCTCTTTCTATTTTGTCTAAAACCTTATCTAATTCACTTTCACTTTTTGCCTCAACTGTCATTTCATGATTGAAGTTAACAATTTCATTTATAGTTATTTTAAATTTTGCCATTCTTAATTCCTCCTAAAAAGTTATTTTTAAAATGGTACATCTCCATCATATATCTGTGTCATATCATCATTGTTATTAAATGAATTGTCTGGTGTACTAAAAGCTCCTCCAAAGTCATTTTCTCTTTTTGCATAATCAATAAAATCAAATCCTTCTACAACTACTCCTGTTGTATATCTTTTATTTCCTTCTTTATCTTCATAGCTTCCAGTTCTTATGTTGCCTACAATGGCTAACTGTCTCCCTTTAGTCATATATTGTGCTATTATTTCACCTGGTTTTCCATATGCAATACATTGTATAAAGTCAGCTTCATACTCACCATTTTCACCTTTATATTTTCTATTTACAGTTAAAGTAAATCTTGCAACTGCTGTTCCCTTAGTAGCTGTAAATCTTAATTCTGGCTCCTTTGTTAATCTACCTATTAAAACCACTTTATTCATCCTCTAAATCTCCTTTAACCTTTGAATTTTTACAAAATCTATTTAGCATATAATTAAAAAGACTTTGAATTACATCAATAGGAACATATCCAGCAACTTGAGTATCATAATTTTCTAAAAATAAATCTCTATCTTTCCATTTATCAAAGAAAGAATCCTTTTCTAAATTAATAAAATCTCCATTTTTAAAAATAGCAACTTCCATGCTTTCATATTCAAATAAATCAATAAGATTTTCTCTCGGAGTACAATAATGTGAATTTGATGCTTGAATAGATAATTTGTAATCGCCTAAGTTAATCCATTCATTTATTCTAAATATTCCACTCGTATCTTTACATTCTAGTAACTCTCTAAAATCAATCATTCTAATATCCTCCTTAAAATTCTGATAACCTTTGAGTTGGTAAATGATATTGTAATTCAACTACCCCAGTTCTTCCGTTTCTACATTTAGCGAAATTAATTTCTAAAACATCACCAACTATATCTTCCTTATCTTCTCTTGCTCTATAATAACCATCTCTATAAAGTAATCCAATTACATCTGCATCTTCTTCTATACTTCCAGTATCTCTTAAATCTGATAACATTGGTCTATGATCTGCTCTCTGTTCTGCTGCTCTTGAAAGCTGACATAATCCAACCATTGCAACATTTAATTCTTTTGCAATAGATTTTAATGTATTAGATATATAACTTGATTGTTCATATTTAGTACCTTTAGTTGTTGGTTTGATTTTTCCTATATGATCTACGATAATAACATCTAATCCATGTTTTATTTTTATCTGTTTTGCAATTAATCTTATTTGATTTACTGTTATAGATGCTGGTTCATAAATAAATATATTTTCTTTTCGGCTTAATCTATCAAAGACATTTATAATACTTTTCATTTCATTATCATTGAATTTTCCCCTAGCAATTTTTCCATTTTCAATGTATGAATTAGAAGCTAATAACCTTTGTCCCATTCCTTCTTTACTCATATCTAATTGAATGTATAAAACCTTGCCTTGTATATTCTCCATTATTGCTAGAGAAAGAGCTGTCTTTCCCATGCTTGGTCTTGCTCCTAATACTATAAACTCTTTTCTCTCTAAGCCATTAGTTGCATTATCTATTTTTCTAATGCCTGTACTTATTCCAGTAATACCACTCTTACTACTAAAAGCTTTTTCTATCTTTTCAAAAGTCTTTTCCATAACTTCGCTCATTGTATAGACTTTTTCTCTATCTTCGGATGAACTTAGCTCTAACAAAGTATTTTGTAAAAAGTCTATTTTGCTTTCTATCGTTCTTGGTATTGTTAATATACTTTTGCAAGTTTCATTTAGTTTTCTCTCTTTGCTTTTTTCTTTAACTAAACTTAAATGACTATCAAAGGCTCCCCTAGATGTGTGATATGATATTTCTGTTAAATCTGATAATGTAAGCACTTGTTTTTTAATATCATTTGATAACTTTTCAGATAATATTGTTAAATCAAAGCTTATATTATTCTTGTATAGCTCTTTTATAGCTCTAAAAATAATTTTATGTTTTGAATTATAGAAGTCATTTTCACCTAGTATATTTATAGCTTTTAACATAAGCTCATTATCTTGTATTATCGTTCCCAAAATTATTTTTTCACTTTCAATAGAATAATTCTTCTCCATGTTTACCCCCTAATAATCAAAACTATCTTTTGAACTATTTTCTTTTCTTTCTTCGTAACTTTTTTTATTAACTCCTTGATTTAAATATCCCTCAAATTTATTTCCAAATAGAGTTTCTGGTCTTAAATATTTTTCGTATTCAGTACCTTGCCATTCTTTAACTTTGTTATCTATAACTCTAAAAAATTCTTCTTTTTTAAATCCATCTGCTAATCTAGCCTTAATTAAATCTTGTGTTTTTTTAGTTGTATATTTAAATGATTTTCCAGCTTTAGAATTAAGGTAATCTATAACTTGACTATATATATTATTATTATCTTTTATTATAGAATCTTTGTTGTTGCATTTTGCTACAAGGGTTTGTCGCATTTTGCTACAAGGGTTGTTGCATTTTGCTACAAGGTCATATTCCATTAAATAATCTAATTTTGATGTTAATTTTATAAAACAAAAGTTGCCTTTCTTAAATTGATTATCTTTTTTGTTTAGTTTTTCATGTGAAAGTTTTCTAACTATAATCCCTTTTTCTTCAAGATTACTTAATCTTCTTAACAATGAAGTTCTATGACCTATTATTGGTATATGCTCTAATATTAAATTAGTTTGATTTACCCAAATATATCTTTCCCCATCTATAATTTGAGACTCTATAGATTGACTGGCATACATATCTCTAATGATTCTTAGAATAAGAGCATCGTTATTATCTAATCCAAGTTCTATTAATTTACTCTGTTGAAATCCATGTATTGTGTATTTCATACAATCACCCTCTTTCTATATTTCCTTCAATATGTTAAAATAAGATTGATTTACTTTGTTGAGTACATTGGTTACTTTGGTCGGTACCAATGCACTCTCTTTTTTATCTATTAAAACATTTAAAAGTTTGTCCACTATTTCTTCACCTTCTTATGCTGTAAGTGTCTCTCTTAATAAATTAAGTATTTTTTTCTTTTCTCTTGATATTGTTTTTTCATGAACACATAATATTTTTGCTGTTTCTCTTTGAGTTTTTTCATCAAAATAAATCATCTTTAATATTTTTCTTTGATACGTATTTAATTTATTTATTGCTATTTTTAAATCTATATTTTCTACATATTCATCAATATTAAATTCTTCAACAAGGCAATCAATAAGCTTAACCCCATCTGCTGAATTTATTTCTTTATCTAAGGAATCTGTATATATCCTTTCATATACATCTTTACCAGCTATTATTTTTCTTCTAAATTTACTTCTATCTCTATAAAGACTATTTTTAATCTCATACTCAATAGTTTTCATTGCATATGTTACAAACTCCACACCTTTATACTCAAATCTTTTTTTTGCTTTAAGTAATCCTAAAAATGCTATTGAATTAATTTCATCAATACTCATATCCAAATTCTTACTATAAAATTTAGATGCTACCTTATAAGCTGCTCCAATATAATCTTCAACATTTATCATGTTTCCATACCTCCTAAATTCTTAATAAGTAAAATAAAAATAATATCATGCTGAATATTGAAAGATAATATATAACGTAAATTAACTTTTCTCTCTTTTTAATATCCATAATCTATTTCTCCTCTAATTTTTTTTGCTATTTTTCATAATCTACTAAATACTCCTTCTGCTATATTCAGTACCTCTAAAAATTTCATCTTTGGAATAGATTTATTAAATCTAAGGTTATTAATTTTTAGATCTTGCTCGACCATCAATAATATACTTTCGAAATCCTCCCTCGTATATCTATCTTTTAATCTCTCTATATCTTTATAATCCATAAAATTTACACCTCTAAATTTTTAACATTATTTAAATCAGTAAAATCCTTGCCTTGTGCTTCTTTTAAAAATCTTTGTAATTCAAAGTCTGTTACCTTTTTACTTCCTAAAATTAAATAATTTAAATGCCCTGCTTTCATTAATCCATATACACAAGTAGGATTTACCTTTAATTTTTTTGCAACTTCTTTAACTGTTAAAAGTTCCATATTAAAACCTCCTTAAAATATTTACCCTTAGCTTTAATGGGATTTTAATTAAAGCTTGTACAATTCATTCCTTTAGTACCAGAAGGATACACTGTTTACTGATACTTGTCCTATATATCCGCATAATTTGCAATTTAAATATTGACTCTGCCATGTCGAAATAAATTTTTATCTTCTCCAAATCCGCCTTTAATATTATGTACTTCATTCCATCTATATTTTTAATTCAATTAACAATTAAATTATTCCCTTAGCTTACTTCCTTATTTTTAAGTTCAAAATCTTGAACTTTTTCTGTAAAAAAATATATTTGAATTTCATTTAAATTAATATTTAGCAAATTTGAACACTTTCTTATTTCATCTTGTTTAAAATAAATTTTATTATTTAACTTTAATGACAAAGTTCTATTAGATATCCCTAAAGCTCTTGCGAATTGAGTTTGTGTACCATACTTCTCAACTATTTTACCTTTTAATTTTCTGTAATCAAACGCCATATTATCACCTCCGCATTTTAAGTTCAAAGTTTTGAACAACTTTATAATAACATCACCTTTTTTTACTGTCAACAATTTTGTTCAAAGTTTTTAACTTTTATTTTTTTATTATTGAACTTTTATTCAAAAACATATATATTACTAATATAGGAGGTGAATTTAATGTATGTGGAAACTACGTCTGCTCGTTTAAAAAAAATTTTAAATGATAGAGATTTAAGACAAGTAGATTTATTAAATTTAGTAAAACCATTTTGTAAAGAGTTCAATGTAAAAATGAATAAATCGGATATAAGTCAATATGTATCTGGGGCAGTAAAGCCAGGACAAGAAAAATTATTTATATTAGGAAAAGCACTCAATGTTAACGAAGCTTGGTTAATGGGATATGATGTTCCAATGGAAAAAGAAATTGAAATCAGTCCAAATTTCTCTGTAGATGATATAGAAGATTCAGAACTTCGAGAATTTATGAAAAACTATCTACAGTTAGATGATGAAACAAAAGGATTTATAAATGGATTGGTAAATAAAGCATTAAAAAAATAG